CATCAGGTACATCTAAGTCTGATATATATCCGTAGGTGCTACCTAAATTACTATTTTGAGCGGTGATCTGATCCTGCAAAGACTTTCCCATACGTGCATCCAGTGCATAGCCTTCTTCCGTGGTTAATGCATTGTTTACCACATTACTTCTTGATAACAGCTGATTTAGCACCTTATCCGCTATCACATCGATCAACGCCTGGACCGTACTTGTCGCATTTTCCTTACCTAATAATCCTAAAAGATCCACAGCTGATACAGACGATGCTTTTCCGTCAAATCCGCCTAGCCCCTGTATCAGCCCTTTTACCACATTTGCATCAGATGCTGCTGCGGATGCACTACTACTAGCCTCTGATGCTTTTTGGGTAGCTGTCTGAGCTGCACTACTGGCTGCCTCTGCGCTTCCAGCTGCCGCCTCTGCACTGGTGCTGGCTGCACTTTGGGCTGCGGTCGCTGTCTGTGCCGCACTACTGGCTGCCTCTGCGCTTCCAGCTGCCGCCTCTGCACTGTCACTGGCTGCATTCTGTGCTGTGGTCGCTGTCTGTGCCGCACTACTGGCTGTTCCAGCACTTCCGGATGCTGCCTCTGCACTGGCACTGGCTACACTGGCAGCTTTTGTTGCTGTCTGCGCTGCGCTACCAGCTGTTCCAGCACTTCCGGCCGCTGCCTCTGCACTGGCACTGGCTGCACTCTGCGCTGCGGTCGCTGTCTTAGCCGCTTCTACCGCAGCTTCACCCTGCTTCTGCCACTCTGCTTCATTTTTCAGCCTAGCCGATTCATTTTCCTGGCGGATCTTTTCTGCTTCCACTCTGCTACTTTCCGCAGCATCCATTGATTCAGTCTTCTGGTCAATCCGTTTTTCCAGTTTTTCAAGTTCGGACAGCGCCATTTCCGCACCATCCGGAGTATTTATGGTATCTCCAACATACAGGTATCCCTGATTTGTTGCCCACTTCACGGTTCCGAAATCATCTGATCCCCGAAGTGCAATAAATACCGTTCCCACCTGCTTCACGCTGGCAGCACTCACGGTCCATGTCAATATCACATGCTCATCTGTTATTTCTTTTTCAAGTACATCAGTATCCTTAGTTTCCTTTCCGTATCTCAGATCAATACGAAAATCCAGGTTAGATATGTCAATACCGCCTACAGTGAGGCGGTTGATCTTAAACTGTCTGGTTTCTGAATTGTTATCGAACTGTGTCCCTATCTGTCTTTCTGCTACCGGGATCACCAATTCTCTTCCCCGTACAGTTATCATATCTTCCGCCCCCTTTCAGTTACTCCTTGTATCTTGCGCTTTCTTCAATCTCAATCGCATATTCACGCTGAGCTTCTGCATTTTCCAGAACCTCTACAACAGATTCCGGAAGTTCTGTTGGTACTCCACGCTTAATCAGATAAGACTTTCCGTTTACTGCAACAAAAACATCCGCACGATCCTTGTCTGCACTTCCAAGAGGGATCTTAAATCTGATCAGTCTCTCACCCTTTTTCTGGTTTTCTGTAGTCTGTTCTACTACTGCATCCTCTGTTGCAGTCTGTTCTACTACTGCATCCTCTACCTTTGCAGTTCTTCCCATTTTTTAACCTCCTTAGTTCGCCTCTCCATCGCTAAATGTAGATGCTGTCTCAATACGGATCATATAAGCTTCTGTTAAGATTTCTGTTACCTTAAGGGCTTTCCAGCCTACTGTAGCCCTCTGATCCAGTGGATCACCCGTTCCGGCACTACCAAGCTGTTTAATGATTGTCTGTAAGCCGCCGCCCTCAATTTTTGTAGTTGCATATGCATTTGCACCGAAGATCAGAGTTGCATATACATCAATTTTTGTGGCATCAGATGTGCTGCCGCTCCGGCCTTAGCCCAGATTTTAGCCTCTGTGGTTTCAACAAATCTAGCGCCCTCGATTTCTCCAATCTCTCCGTTATAAATTTTTTCTGGGTTTTTGTACTTAACCGCATCAATCCAGCGCTCATCTTCTGTAAGATCGTAGGAGCAGTCTGGATGTACAATACCGTAATAATATCCGTTGATTTTCTTTGCATTCTGCTTTTTAAGGAATCGAACTGCTTTTTTAACAGCCTTAACTGTCAGTTTCATCTCAGAGGTTAAGGCCGCTCTGGAAGTTACCTGTCCCTCTGCATACTGTACATTAGTTCCGGCTGCCAGGACTTCTCTCGAGATTGTATCCAGAGTTCTGCCTGCCTGAGATCCGATTAAGGTAGTTGCTTCAACGATATTGTTGTCGATTGCTGTTAAGATCAGTAAATCAGACAGCTCAATGAAATCACCATACTGCTTTACCGTTGCCTCGATCTTGGTAACGTTCATAGCTTTACCGGTCGGTGTTACACCTTCGGTCAATGGTGTCATTGCTTTCGGAAGCTGATCATACTTACGGAACTCAATGGTCTTACCACCATTCTTTGGAATGTTTCTTGTCTGTGCCCACTGATCATGTACAAGTTCCGGTTCTGCATTCTCGATCAGATTGCGATCATAAAATGTCTTCATTTCTACAGACATGCCAGATGCTGTAGTTGTATTCGCCGGTGCGTCAAATAATCTAAGATTCATGTAAATAATAGTCTTTTTCATGCTTTTTCCTTTCTACATCGTAATGGTCTCCCCTCTGGCTGCGCGCTCCATGACTTTGTGGAATTCATCCCTTGATAAATCCCACGCATTCATCTTTGTTCCATTAGCACTACCGGCACCCACACCATTTTCTGATGGTCTACCATTGCCAGATCGGATTGAATCCGCAACTTTTTTCTTTGTATCTCTCTCTGTCTGGGCCATTAACCCTTGTGTGATCTCGTTGAAATGAACTGCTTTATAGGCGTTTTCGACTTCTACTCCGGCTCCCAACAGCCTGGTAAAAGTCTCATTCTCACATTCTTTTGCCATATCAAATTCTGGGAAATGCTGCTTACAAAGCTCAGCCTCTCGGTCCCATCTGGCATAGATATCATCCCTCTGCCTGATCTGCTGCGCTCTCTGGGCGCTTTCAACCAGCTGTCTATTCTGAGCCTCTGTCTTTCTCATTCTTTTCAGCTGATCAACAGTCATGTTTTCTTTAAGAGCCTGCTCTTCCCAGAAAGAGTCATCATTGTCGATGGCTTCCATGATCTTTGCTACATTTCCGTCTTCGATACCGTATCTTTCAGATAGCAACGACATCAAAGGCGTATATGAATCCAGCTGTTCATGTAGCCGCTGCTCATCTTTAAATCTTCGGTCAATATGGCTTTTTACGTCTTTACCATACAGATCACGATACTTTTCCTTGAATTTTTCATAACCTGCCTGCCGCTCTTCCGGTGTTTCTTCCTGTTCCTGGCCTTCCTCTGCCCCAGTGCTTCCAGTGGTGTTCTGGACATTTTCTCCCGTTTGATCTGCTGCTGGTGCTGCCGCACCGGTTCCACCGCCTTCACCTTCAAAAAGTCTTAAGTTCATTTCGATGATTCTCTTCATTTTGCTCCTTCTCAGCAGTCTTTCCTGCGTGTCTTAAAATTCAGCGGTCTTTCCCGCGCGTTCTGTATTTCATGGTATCACATTCATTTTTTCTTCTCTACCACCCCAGACTTTGCGTTCATATGGACGAATTCCGGGTAAGATTTACTTAATGTTTCATAGCCCCTCTTTATGGTGTAAACCATTGCATTCAGGCGCTTCTGCGCTTTTTTCTTGACCAAAACGCGAATATCTATCAATCCCGCTTTGATCTGCATGTCCTGGATCACTACTGCTTTCTCTTCTCCCAAGTCGATCATACACTGTGCTGCCGTCTGTCCAATGGCAGATACCGCAGCGCACACGATATCATGTCCTTCCGGAAGTCCCATAGCGCATCCATATCCGGCATGGCCTTCCACTTTTAAGCGAAAGTATCCTGGCACGTTTTCAAATGTTATTTCTGTCACTGGTTTACCTCCGTTGCTGTAGCTGCCTTTTCCCTGGCCTTTCCTGCCTGGCTGGTATCTGTATTCACTGCCTGTCCTAAAGAATTTGTCTTTATGCTATTTCCCTGGTTTACATTCACATCTGTCATAGCCATCTGGTTGTTTCCAATCAATCCATTAACAGCCTGGATCAGATCCGGTCTATTTGTCATTTCAGCAACCATCGGTGCAAGCTGCGCTAATATCTGCTGCAACTGCTGGATCTCCTGATACATGGTGCCATTCTCTGATATCTTTTTAATCACTTCTTCTCTACGATCAAAATCCATCATAGATACTACCGCAAGGGCCTGATCCGCAAGCTGAGGATTAAACAGTCCCATACCAAAGAGTTCTTTTGCCAGTTCGTTGTTTGCGATCCTGCTATACGGGCTTGCCTTCTGTGCCGATATCTTGACGTCAAACACCGGCCGTCTTGTCAATATTTCCCCATCCATCATTGTTGCTGTCTGTTCCTGTAAGTCGCTCTTATCCATCATCACATACTGTGCATCACCATTCGGCTGAGTGATCCGATAGCAACGAGGCAGATCATAAAACTGCCTGATAAGCTCAATAATCAGTGTCACAACCTCTGCATGTGCGGTGTAGCTAGTTTTGATCATATCCCGGCTCAGTTTACTTCCTGCTTCCTGCAATGCTGCGATAGCTGAAGCCGCAGTTACTCCTGAGGCGGTTGATCCCTGAGAAAAATCCCGGTTTCCGCTTGTTTCTTTCAGCTCATCCACTTTGATTGTTCGCATGTTGATAACATATTCTGGAAGCTGTGGCGGCTGGATCTGCTTAATTTTGGTTTCGTCCATTGTTCCAGATACTTCCACCAAATCTTTGCCTAAATCCGCAAAATCCTCTGCATTTACATTTGATCCTGACGATACAAAATATCTTGGTTTGCTCAAACTTGCAGACTTGAGTATCACCGAATCCAGCTTGTCTATATATTCCTGTGGATTTACCATTACATCCAGATATCCAAACCCTGCTGGAGAACCTTTTTCCGGGAACATAACATCAAACACAAACGGATATTTACCGTGTTCATACCATCCATTAGTGCATGTTTCATCATCCTCAGATGCATACAGCACAATTCCCGGAATAAACTTACAATAGTGCAGCACTGTCTTAACTCCGCCAGTTGCAAGCATTATTCTTTTTTTGTAGTACCAATCAATGACCTGCACCTTGTTGCTTGTATCTATGTTCTCATCATAGATATACTCTGACTTTATCAGTTCTCCCGTGCCTACTGTTTTATCTTCGAGTTCTGGATATGCTTCTTTTAGGTCATCCAGGTCCATAAGTTCTGTGGTAAATACATCCTTGGATCGCTGTATGTCCTTTATACCAGGCTCCCAGTAGATATTCATGATATCCTGGCATTTCACATCAACGTCTCCTAAGCCGTTTTCTTTTTCTTTGTTCCAAAAGACCCCGTAAATGGCTGTACCAGTTTTGGGCTTATCCCAAGAGCAGTCATTGTATACCGACTCAAAATTATTCTGATCCAGTATAACCGGCACCACCTGAGAAAGGATTTTCGCTGTAGCCTCATCTGACTGTTCTCTGCAGTCATCCAGGTCCATTCCCTCTCTCTTGACTCTTCCTTCTGCTTTAGAATCCCAGACATGAGCTTGGGCATGGATAATTGTCCATAAAATCCGCATGTTTATTAATCAGGCTGTTAAAAAGCCATGCGCTCACCGGCTGGGGATCATTTGCGTTGCGAAATTCACTGTTAAAGCGCTGCCAGTGGTTATTCTTCCACCATTCCTCTGCACCTACAATTCTTGTTTCCAATGCTGCTTTTCCCGCTTTATACTTCTGCAACCTGGCATAAGCATCATCTACTTCTTTTTTACCAATTTTCTTTTTTACAAGTTCTTCGTCCATTTTCGCTCCTAAATCCTAATGATTTTATATGCTTTTTCACGTTCTGCCTTATACAGATCCAAAGGATCATCCAGCGGCGGTTTTTTCTTTACATTCGCACGCTTTGCGATCTGGTACTGCATCAGGAAATATCTGCACTCATCATAAATATGATCTTCCTGTGTAGTGTCAATATCTTCTACGTTCTTTGCATCATATACCAGCTGTGGGATCGTCCTTATAAATCCCTTACATGTGTTAAAAACGTAAAATAACGGATGTCCATCTGCATTAAATGCCAGTCTGTAATGATATTGCATTTTCCCGGCAATTCGATGATTATCGCCTGGGCTCCAGTACACTCCATTTCGGGCCATGATGTCCGCTATAGAATCGCCTCTGCTCACATCAAAGATTGATGGATCTGCTATGCCTGCTATTTTTCTTCCCTTAAGGTTTGGATCAGTCTCTTCTACTTCCCGGATCATCCGCGCCTGCTCTGCGGGATCCACTTCCAGTCCTACATTTGCCTGTCCCTCTTTGCAACCATACAGCTCACGGATCCGATACACACATCCGCTATAATCGACAGCATACCAGCCAACTGAGAACGGTTTAGCATATCCAAAGTCGTAGCTTCTTCCGATCAGCCATCCTTCCGGTATCTTAAATGGCTCAATAACATGGGTCCATTCTCGGCTTTCATAATTTGACGGGTCATTTTTCCATTCTGAGAATACCTGTCCACTGAACGAATCCCAATCACCATACAAAAGCGCATTTCTTTCTGCTTCTGGCAGCATAGCCAGTGATGCGATATACTCCGGGTTGTTGTCCAGCAAAGCCTTATTATCAAACACAGAGCTAGGGATAAATATCCTGTCTCTGGTACGCTTTATCACCTCACCGGATGGTTTGGTGATATTCACTTCCTGCACAATCTTAGTCTCCGGCTTTGCTATGCTCACAAATCGTGCTTTTACCCACGGATGTCCTGGGCCGCCTGGGTTCGCCGTACTCCTGATGTATGTTCTCAATCCAGGTGCTGATGATCTAACGCGGGAAAAGAGATACATATACTCTTCTTCCGCAAAATGCGTTAACTCATCGAATCCTACAAAATCAAAATGTCTGCCCTGGTATTTAAGCTTGTCCTTTGTGTGCTGCATTTGCCCGAAGTAGATCATTGCACCAGATGGAAACCTCCAGGCATGCTTACTTTCGTTGTATTTCGCTCTCGGGAACGCTGAACCGTAAAGCTCATGGCTGCGGCTTATGATATCTTCCAGCTCAGGGTAAGTCTTTCGGAAAATGATTGCGCGATACTGGGGTATTTGGACTTGTCTCAATGCCTCTGCCACTAAATAATCACTCTTTCCACCGCCAGCAGCTCCACCATATAAAGCCTCAAATTCTGGACGTGACATCATAATTTCCTGTCGTGGCTGCGGTGCCCATACAATTCTTGGGTTACTCATCCTTTTTTACTTCCTTGCTGATCTGCTCCACCTGGGTTGGCGTCAAAACAATAACACCAGTTCCCTCATCATCTGCCATAGCCTCTGCAACTTTTTCTTTCCAGATATCCGGTTTACGGTTCTTCAGCCAGAATATGATTGCTTTTATATCCGGTTCAAAATAGTGGACCTCTTCCGCCGTCTTTAATTCTTCAAACTCTTTTATCTTTCTTCCTGTTGCTTCGTCATATTCTACAGTCTTAACTTTAAAAGCCTTTTGCTCCCTTGCATAAAAGCCAATGGCCTTTTTGTACAAACTGTTCTCGATCAGACGATCCGCAAAGTCTTTCCCGGTTGCCAGCGCCGCATTAATTGGTGCATATTTCTTTTTCCATTCCGCCAGCGTGGATCTGCTTATCCCTATCTGCTTTGCTATTTCTTCATCTGTCATTCCGGCTCTTGCCCAAGCTGACAGAACCGCCTGATGCTCTTCACTTTCTGCCCATTCCCGCCATTTCTGGCGGCCTGCTGCTTTTCGCTTCTTTTCCGCCATATCACCACCTCATAGCATCAATTTTATATTTTTTCCTGTCCCTTCTCTACCACCCCACCTTTGTCCGGTTTTTCCCACGCAAAAAAGCCCTATATCAGGGCTTCTCTACTAACTTACCGCGCGCGCATGTATGCGCACATCAGCATGTCCGATTGTGTTTACTCATAAAATTTCTCAAAATATCCTTCTTCCACCATATCAACAGATCCATCTGCTACCATACGGCATTTATATTTTCCCGCTCTTGCTTTTTCAATCTCTTCAGCGCTCACATGGATCACTGGGCCTTCTCTTCTTGCCAGAGCTGACACCCAAACCATGGCTCCTTTTGCAATCAGATCTGCCTCCATAAATCTTTTTCTGTCCCTCTCTGCCTGGCGTTTTGCCTCTGCCTCTCTCCGTTCTGCAATCTTCACTCTCTCCATTAAGCTCATTTTCTTTTTCATTTCTTCTCATCCTCCATTTGTGTTTTATAGATTCCCTTAAAGTAAGGGCATGTCTCATACATATCTTCGCAAAATATCCCGGCAAAGTTGCTTTTTTCTTCATGGCACGTAAAAACGATCTGGTTTTTGATCTCAAACCCCAGATTGCAGCATATGTTCTGGCAGGTTATTGTTGCCTGCTTTTTTGTGTCACTTGCCATAGTCTCATAGTAAGGGCATCTTACCCGTACACTATAATTCAACTTCGCAACGCCCCCTTTCTTCTCTTTCCCCCTTTCTGCATATCTTCACAGGATCCATGCTTAATCATCCGGGCATAGATGTAAAACATCGCCAGATCCTGATTATATTTAACCTCTGCATCCAGGAACTTATATCCTGGATAGGCTTTTTCCATTTCCTGTCGCATGGTATCATCATTTTTTACCTTCCCTCTGCGGAACTTTCCGTAACTTCTGGTCGGTTCCGGTGGCTTTTTCAGGTTCTTGGAGGCACACCATCTTTTTGTACCTCGTGGATTGGTCGTAATGTATGTTGCCAATCCTGTAATCAAAAAATCCTCATCTGGCTTAATTCTCCGAGTATTTTTTCGGTCACACTTTTTCCACATATCTTCCAGCTCATCACGATCCACACCCTCTCCTGTCATAAGGATGTGGAAATGTGGACGGACTTTTCCATCGAATGCCAGGATGTATATGTATTTAATATTTTTCTGGCCATTCTTTTTTCTGCGGTAGTTTATCCTCGTGATAAAATTTCTTATGTCCTTGATAGCAGCTTTGGCATCCCCCGGCATGTACTCATCATTCCAACCAAATGTTGCCCAGATATCGCCTTTGCCAAAATTGATGCAGGCCAGTCTGATGCAATACCGTCTTGAGTTCTTATCATTCAGATTTTTTTGTGACGGTTTGGTTTCTCTCTTTTTCAGGGTTACTGGCATATCTCCCCTTTTCAGGAATGATGGATACACCTGTGATTCTAGCAGCTCGTCACCACTCACCAGATTTTTAGCTCTATTCGTTGTTGTCCTATAAAGGCAGCTCACCCTCTGCTCAGAGATCAGCTTTTCAATCTCCCACTCCTGCAGCTTCTCTGCCTGTTTATCATATGCTGATTCATAATCGTAGTTATCGTAGTGCTTCATGCTGCTCCTCTTTAGTTCCTAAATATTTACAGATTTCTGCCGTTTGTTAATACCCATTACAAGGACGGCAAAGAGGATTTCCCCCTGACCTTTTTTATGGGGCCCGTTACAGGCCCCAATCCTTTTTCTATTAAACTGCCCTTTTTCTAATCATCCTCAACGTGTCCGGTGTTGATTGAGCATAGTACATACTCGTTACTTTAGAATCCGCGTGACCCAGGACTTCCTGGATCGTTCCTATATCTACGCCTCTGTTTTTCAACTCCATTCCCAGTGTCTTCCTCATCTTGTGAGGATAACACCGGTTTGTCACACCTGCGTGTTCCGCAATTTCTTTCATGATTGTCCGTACCGAAGATGTCCCTATTGGCTTATAAGGCTTGCTTTTCGATACGAACATATGTTCATTGTTGTCTGTCCTAGAGTTCCAATATTTTTTGTAATGGTATAAAGCATCCGGATCCAGATATATGGTCCGATACCGGTTACTTTTTTCACCTAGAATCAAAATATCCCCTGTTTCCCAGTTGATCTGGTCAACAGTTATCTCAACAATTTCTCCTACGCGTGCCCCGGTACTGCGCAGTACTTCAATTAAGGCTCGTTCCCGTAAGGTCCGGCAACTGTCTCTTAAACGTGCCATTTCTTCCGGTGTAAAAAAATCTATAGGCTTTCTCTGCACCTTTAATGGCTCGATTGCTTCAACTGGATTTACAGTTATAAGCTTTTCTTTCCGCATCCAGGAAAAGAAAGCGGACAAATACCTTCTTTCGCTATTCAAAGTTGAGTTCTGATTTTTTCGTCCGGTTACTGGTACATTCCGGTTCTCATACCAATTGAGATAGTAAAATATATCATGCTCATCCATCTGCACCAATGGCTTGTCCAACACCGTGATCAGGCGTTTGATTGATGCCATATAACCATATTTAGTCCCTTCACGAAGCTTTTTCTTCTTATATAAAAAGAGTTTTATTATGTACTCATTCTGTTGATCCACACTATCCTTAATCTCTGCCGGTAGCGTATTGATTCTTTCCATAACCACATCTATCGTCTTGTCAACTATCACGCGCTCCAGAATTTGGATTAAATCAGCAGCAATATATGCTGACATGGCAACGATTACATCATTAATAACCTGTGTTTTAACATTCTCATTTGTCATAGATATCCTCCTTTTCCTTGCTTAAGAAGGGTATATATGATATACTTATCTTAAGCAGAACGGCGGATCATGGTACCTTGGGCGGTTAATGATCTGCCTGTTTTTTTGTTACTGTGTTCTGTTTCCATCGGCTTTTCTCCTTTCTTCTCTAAACCATTTGCCATCACCTTTAAGCATCCTGGTCCTTGTTTCATCCCAATCTGCACAAAGCTGTGCACTGTATTTATTTAGAGCTACTTCACACTCAATTTCAAAGTGTTTCAGTCTATACCTTCTTTTTATCAGACTATTTAAACGAGCTGCTACCGAGATGTTTTGGCTGCTCACTTGCAGCATCTCTCGCAACTGTTTGCTCGTATACATTCCGCAGTACGTATTTCTGTCGTACAATTCATATAAATTAACTTTATTCATTTTTTTCTTCCTATCTTGGTATCTTTCCAGTTTTTTCACATAATGCTAGGTAATTATCCACCGCTAAACGAAATTTTTCCCGCAAATCGCGTATATTGGAGGAATGAAAACTTACCAAATCAGAGCAGTTAGAAAGAGTTCCCACATATATCATTTCTTTGGAATCATATTCGATTTTTGCTTCATAACCTTTGTATGTCATAAAATCTCTCCACTAAATTTCAGTTTTAGTAAGTATTGATAACCACCAATACCCACCACTAAGCTACATTTTCCAGATACATTTCCAAGGCTTTCCGGATCACCCAGGACATGGGCCGGTCTTCCTTCTGGCAGTAGACTACCAACCTCTCCAGCTGCTCTGGATCCATGGTTATATTCTGCTTCACATACTTCTTACCTGCTTCTTTCTTTGGTCTTCCTCCTGCCATACCTCTGCCTCCTTCCTCATTGGTGTGTATCTATCTTGGTTTTTGTGGTTATTTCAGTTTTACTGCATAACGTTATTAATTTTATGCAACTTTATCCTCTGCCTCCAGGAAGGCTGCAACAGCCTTTTTTATCAGCCACGCTATGGTTCTTTCATTCTTCTGGCAGTAAGCCACTACTTGCCGGAGCTGCACAGGATCCATGCTCACGCTCTGTCTGACGGCTTTATCTTCTGCTTTCTTCTTCGGTCTTGCCATATCACTACCTCCCTTTCCGTATGCTTATTAAATTTTGGGTTATTTCAGTTTATTCTTCTTCTAGTACCAAAATTGCTTTATAATATTTGCTATTGCAAGAACTTGCTTCTACTTTGTACCCTTCTGATAAATACTCGTTCATTTTATTTTCAAATTCTACTCTACTTTCAATTTCTAAAACTACACATTTTTTCATATTGTTTTCTCCTCTTGGAACTCACATTTCATGTTAACTACAACCATCTTACTACCGGTTCAGATGTACTTCCTTTCTCCCAAACAAACCAAGCATGACACATAGTTGTCGCCCAACGTTTTCCTGTCTTTGGGTCTTTCTCTAATCCACTATTCCAAGTCGCCATTCTGTTTCTGAAAACATAAATGTACTTCGGCGGATATTTGTCAAATAACTCCTTCCTCTTAGCACCTTCCAAGAACTGGATTTTGAGAAACATAGCCATTTGACCATCATCTTCCAGTAACTCCATACCCTTTTCTACAAATTCCTTTGCGAGCGAGTACGGTGGATTTGTGATAATTCCTTCATATTTTTTATCAGTTTTATATGTAAGGAAATCAGCAACAATTGTTCCAGGATATCCTCGATCTACTAAGTCCATCCCTGTAATTTCTCTCTTGGTTGTATAAAAATCATTGATTGCATTAGCGATATGCCCACCACCAACACAAGGCTCCAAAATTGTATGTGCATCAAATGTATATTTAGTCAGCAACATTTTTACTGCTTCTGGATTAGTTGCATAGTAATCATCTTCAACCCTTCCATTTTCTGGATTGCCGCCTGCAAGCTTTGCACCCGCTAATACTTTCTTGTTGTTCATTTCTTCACCAGAAAGGTGACATGTCCTTAGTAGCTACCCTAACTTTTCCTTTCTGATTTGTTATTCTCTTATTTATTAGATGTTATTTGCTATATTCTGTTACTCTTTTACTTCCTATTTCAAAAATGTCTTTATCCTTTTCGAAACAAATATAATTTCTTCCTGTGTTCATAGCTGCAATTGCTGTTGTACAACTACCGGCACAAGAATCCAAAATCAAATCGCCAGGATTAGAATATGTTTTAATAAGTTCCTCGATCAGAGCAACAGGTTTTTGTGTGCCATGATAGGCTGCTTTTTGAGTATCTTTAGCAAATGTCCATACTGACTTCGGATATCGTTTTGTAGAGTCATAATCCTGCCATTCGCTCTTACCATAATCCGTTGATTCTTTTGCATTTACATGATGTGCCGCCTTTGATACTTTTCTTTCATGACCGTCTGTCATTTGAGGATTATATGTGGGTGGTTTCTTATAGAAAATACAGATATCTTCATGAGAACGCAACGGCATCTTTTTGGCATTTAGAAATCCGGTTGGCTGTGTTTTCTGCCAGATAAGATTATATTTCCAAAGCTTGCGATTGCTATGCATCAGATCTGCAGTAAACATACCATTTGCAAATAGAATTATTGTTCCATTATCCTTAATAACTCTTTCATACTGTTCCCATAATGGTTCAAATGGAATAACTGAATCCCATTTATTTCGTGAGGTTTGCCCATAAGGGAGATCTGTAATAATTGTATCGACTGACTTATCATCAATTTTCTTCATACCTTCAAGGCAATCTTCGTTGTATATTTTGTTAATCTCTAACAAACGGTATCACCCACTCTCTTACAGGCAATATCTTAATTTACTTCCCAAGCTCTTTCTTCTACTTCTTCTTCCGTGGCTTCTCCGTCAATAGTTTCTGTCTGGTATCTCCACCCAGCCTGGTAGCCATACATAGTAAATTTCTTTCCACACACATCACAGGTATATGTATTAGTATCTTCTGTATAGCAATCAACAGGTTCATCACCTATATAAGTATCTTCATATGACGGTTCATATTCTTCACCGCAATACGGACATATTATCTTTTCACTATCTTCTTCGTTCCAATAGCTCATCTATGTCTCCTTCTGGAATCTTAATTTTAAATATTCTCATAGGTTTTTTCAAAAATATCCGGCTTACACGGATACAGCTCACCGTTGACGCCCTTAATCACATAATCCCATACTGAAACATGGTGAATGCCTTCCAGAGTTTCTATAAAAAGGTCACACGGCGGAGCATCACAGCTTTCGGAAGCATAATGCATGACGCCCTTTTCGTAAGCTTCAACCGCCCAGTTCGGTACATACCAGTTACCATCACAGTCTTTTAAATCTCCATCGTACTGAAACGCTTCAATAACCACGGGTTTCTTTCTATATTTAGCCATAATATTTCCTCCAAATCTTAAAACTCAGTTACTCCATCTGGGCCTTCCGGATCTGCAGTATTGTCTTCGTACTCGCACCTGGAGATGAGGGTTATATTTTCCACCGGGACCTTGCAGGTTTTCGCAAATCCAGCCTTCCACTCTTCTGCCATCACCGGAAGATTCACGCTTCCTAAATTTTCTGTGTCAAAATCAAACGCCACCATCGCATAACCTGTGCTTTCCGGTCCACCGTATAAGTCAGCCCCTACGATCTCGTAATACAAACTTAATGTTACTTGTACTGTATTCATCTTCGCTCTCCCAATCTTAATTGCATCATTTATTCCCTTGATGTAGGCACTTGTATCGGTTATAGTTTTTATAAAACCAAGGTTTTCTTTTTTCTCATTTAACTGTTTCACAACCTCATCCACATCATAGGCAGTCGGTTGTTCTAGAATTCTATGCAATGCAAAATTAAACAAAGCTGTATCCATAGCATCTTTCGTATTCCATTCTTGCAGCCTTTTTATCATTTCTTCTGCATCAATCAGCCTCATAAAACACCTTCTTATTGCAATAATCCAAAAACGCCTTAATCGTCTCATCAGCCTCACAACGTGTAAAAGAGCGTTTTCGCTTGTCTTTCTTTCTATGCAATGGCAAGCCAGCTATTTTTCTGCTATTATTGCTTAACAACATTTTCATGATAATCTCCTAGCTTTACTCAACTTTCTCAAACCGTCCCATGTAATGGCCTTTCCAGTCAGTGCTTACATCTGGCTTTTCTTCCATATTTGCCCTGTATGGCTTCGGAAGTGGTAGCCAGGCATTCACAAATAAGTCTTGGCTGCTGCAAGTATCGCATCCATCATCATCACCGGCATACCATGCTCCACCACTATCATTATCTTTTTCATACCGTCCGATTATCGGAAGCGAGAAATTCTCAAATGACATCGGAACATATTCATCTTCTTCCGGAAGTCTCTCTTCCACCGGGATCCATCTGTGCTTCTTCTCTTCTGCATTCAGCTTTTGCAACAGTTTTACAGCTTCATTCTGGGTAAAGTCATTCAGACGTTCTACATCATCTGGGCTACAGCCTGTATCTTCATAGTCCTTAAGCTTACACAGCGCCCCATACAGCCTTTCACTTACGCCTTTGGTGATTACCTGGCCTGCTCTAAGTTGCTCCCACCTGACACCCTTCAGGCACCAGTTACCCAACTCATCCTTTTCTGTTAATCTTTTCATTTTCCTTCCTTTCGCACTCCTTATGCATGTACAACACCGTCCCTCTCTTGGTCCTGATCCACTCGGCATCTCCATTGATCACCTTCTGGCAGATGCAGCAGACCGGGACAGATACTTTCTTTGGGTCATTCATCGGGTCTCCTCCGCGATCATTTGTTTAAGTTTCTTTTCAAGCGCCTCATTTTTAGCAATACGGCTTTTCACTGTTTCTGCTGCATCAAGACCATGCATCTTACACATGTCAAGATCTTGATGTTGATGGCGCGTATCATCCTGCACAATGCAGAGTAACAGCACCAATTCTTCCTCTGACATTATCTCTCTCTTGTCTTTTGCCAGCTGTTTAATTACTGACAACATCGAATCATAGCAAAAGCAAATTGCATCCTCTGCTATGCTGTCTCCGCCATAGTTCTCAAGCGTTGACTGCATATTTTCTCTCAAAGCCTGTTCCAGCTCTGTTTTTTTCAAATACATTTTGTCTCCTTTATCTTTTTCCATATTCCCGGATCAACTGCGCTGCTTTCTTCTGGCCTTTTTCTTCCAGGAAGCTAATTACATAATCAATATCACACAGCTGCCCCCGCTTTTTCTGGTTCAGTCCGATAACCTCATCGATACTGTCCCAGGCAAATTCGATATCATATTTTTGCTTCAGGACTTCCGCATAGTCCCTGGCTGTTTCATACTGGCAGCCAAACGGATCTATTGCATCCATCATGTCACACAGATTGATGAATGCATCCTTCCATCGCAGCAGCCTGTCCTTTCCAAAGTGGAACTCCTGATTTAGCGAAAACATCACCGTTGGGGTGAATGTCGCCAATATTCGGTTTGCCAAGACCTGGCTTATCTCATTCGCCTTTTTTGCTGATACTTCCAGCGGAATGAAATGGGCATTTCTAACCCTGATCTCCTTCTTTAATTCTTCTATCCCGCCCCTTTCTACTATTTCCAGGGCATATTTGAGACCGTCCATCCTGGCCTGATAGGTTTTATCTCTTTTTATATTCATTTGTTTTCCTTCCTGTGTTGTAATATCCCATGTTGTACATGGTCCCTCCTTTCGGGCCGGGATTTGGAGGACATTTGATAGGTTCCCGGCCCTTTCGGTCAGTAGTATACTGGGTATAATAGATTGGGTAGTGACATATTCTGCTGACCACAAGTTTCTATATGTATCAGCCCTTTTTAGGGCGAGATACCAATTGTTTCCCTCTACGGGTTGGATCCGGACACAGCGCCGTTCCAGCGTATGCCGGTCTCCGGAAGCTTTCACTCATCGGTGATGGGTGCTTTTCCATATCGATCAGTTCCGCTTCTTTTCTTTTTCTGCCTTTTTCTCTATATTCTGCTCTAACCTTATGATCTTCCATATAGTCTCCTACAGGTAGCTGATCCCGTATCTGCTACGGAACGCTTCCCTGGCTTCTTTTTCTGTTTTTCCGCCTGCAACCGCACGTTTCTCCCAGGCAAGTTGTCCCATCATCTTGGACATCATCTCTGCCATTGGATTTCCATGGATCCGCGTAAGCACATCTCCTATGTTATGGCAGTTATTGCAACACGGGATTTTCAGTCCGTCTTCCTCTGCCTTTTTCCTGTTCGGTCCTCCGATCAGGTGATGCTTTGCTTCAACTGGCCTGCCGCAAAACAGGCAATATTCGTTATATTCAGTAATTATTCCTTTTTTCATATTTCACTTGCGCATCCAGCTCTTTGGATGGTATAATCTCCTTGCATGATTTTTGATATTGAGTAAAGCCCCGGTTCTCCAATCCCATACCAGGGCTTTATTCTTTTTTATCTGGTTTCAAAAACAACCGGTACTGTCCGCCATGTTCCTGAATGGTCGGTACTATCTTTACCTTTTCTTGTGCTCTTCTGCAATCATCGCAGATACTTCCTTCTCCCGGATCCAGAAAGCAGCCACATTTGCGGCATTTATTCCACTTCCTCATCTGCATGCCTGCCAAATGTTACAAAGTATGGAAATAAGCGCGATTGCCTCCATGATCCAGCAGCGATATTTCCAATCCTCACATGCTTCCTTTGCTCCATGGAAGAGCCGTCTATAGTAATCTGTATCCATCTTTACATTCCTTCCTTTTCTCAACTTGTCCATCAGGCCGCTCTTAGGCGGTCTTTCTTACGTATCCCATAGGCTTCATCATTGCATCCTGGCACTTTTGGGCTACTTCCCGGCGCTGCTCCGGCGTCAGAGACTCCATGGGTACATCTTTTCCGTCAACTTCTATGTAGTTGACAATCTCATACTTCTTTTTCACATAAGCGCCCCCTTTCTTCATTAAGCATATGCGCGGCTTTTTGTCCTTTTTCCGCTCGCTGGGTTAGGCTCTTTTTCTTTCTTCCGCAGATTCGCGGTCTAATCTTTCTTTAGCTGCCAGGATATCGGCAGCCGTTTTCATGACTGCTACGCTATTAAAGTCCATACAGCGCAATTTCTTGGTTATCTCTACGATGGTTTCCCTTTTCTTGCTCATAGTGTTTTCTCCTTTCTCTTTTTGGAGTTGCGTATTGTTGTTATATTGCAATTATATGTTGGTTAATATCATTTGTCAACGCATTTTTTGTAATTATCCAACATTTTTGTTGACAACCAACATTTTAATTACTATAATCAGCATATAAGGAGGTGCTATCATTGAAAGATAGGCTTAAGATTCTCAGGAAGGAACTTCGTTTAACTCAGCAAGAATTTGCTGATCGAGTTGGAATTTCTCGTGGAAACATTGCCGCGTATGAAGTTGGTAAAAATTCACTCAGTGATGCTGTTATTTCTCTAATTTGCAGGGAATTTAATGTAAATGAGGTATGGCTGCGTAACGGATCCGGATCTATGTTTCAAGAAAGATCAGAAGAAGACGAAATTAAAAGTCTTGTATCTTCCTTGCTGGATCCGAACAGAGATAAAATGTATGATGTGATCATCGAATTTATGAAGGTGTATACAAGTCTCAGTCCTAATTCGCAAAAAGCATTGAATGAATTGGCTGATAAGCTGCTGGAGAAGTTAGGTAAGCAGCTGGCTGCAAAGGAAGAAATCGATGTAGTCTCCACTCCTTTTGGAGACATACCGAAAAATCCAGAAGATTTAGAACGGTTGTATCCGCCAGTGGAACGGCCCGGACGCAAGACATCTTAAAACGCCCAGCCTTCCCGGCTGGGTTAAAGAATGTAATAAAGTTTAAAATGATTGTCGAAGTTTTGATTATAGTAGATCGTTCTTAGATTGCGGTAATACAAAGCAAATATTCTGTGATCTGGATAACCTATGTACTTTACAAGCATTAGCCTCACGCCTTTCTGTTGTTTCCGGGAAGGTGGACGCTACATCTATTATAAAGATATACAAACAGAATTAATCAGGGAATTGCTGAAAGAAGGTGATCGATATGCCTCCTTTAGGGATAACCGTGGGTGCTTTGGCATTTTTCTTTCTCTTAGGGTTGGCTTTTAGTGATTGTAAAAATAACGCTCCTTCAGATCATAAAAAGGCGCTGGATTCAGAATTTGATGATCTTAAAAAGCAAAATTCGCAGTTAGAACAGCAAGTCACGCAGTTGAAAGCTTCTCTTAATGCTTCTGTTGCTGAAAACCATACGCTAAGGCAAAAAAACGCAGAATTAGAGGAATCTAATGCACAAATGTCCGCTTATATCAAAAAGCATTCCGATGATCTGGAAGCATTATCAAAAAGCAGTGGTGAAGCTTTTAAATATTTATCTGTGCTGATGGCTGATTATATGCTTGTGGATTACGACAATGCTGCCAATTATCTTTATCGTAAATCTCACCCTGCAATAGGTGAAGGATTGCGCATTAAGGACTTAAAATCAAAAACCAAAGAATATGTTGCTGAATTAAAACGTGTTACATATACATTGGATTATATTTACCTTCTTTTTCCTGAACTTCAAGACTTTATAGAAACCGTTTCTGATAAGCCTTCCGATGACGAACCCGTTCCACCTTTTACGAAAGAGAAGTGGAAAACGGCCAAAGAAACTCTTTCGTCAACTGAATATAACCAGATGAAGCTTGATTATTATGTGTCGCATCAAAAATCAAAATGGGCTATCGGGCGAGATTATGAGTTGTATGTAGGTTATAAATACACTCTGCAAGGTTTTAAGGTTGAGTATTATGGATCTTACTACAAATTGGAAGATTTAGGGCGGGATTTAATTGTAAAAAGAAATGGTGAAGTAGGCATAATCCAATGTAAATATTGGTCGAGTAAAAAAACGATCCATGAAAAACATATTGCGCAGCTGTATGGCACAGTGGTCAGTTATACCATTGAGAATGTTTTGCCTACTTCAACTGTACACGGAATTTTTATTACAAATATTTCTCTTTCGCCCATGGCAAAGAAATTTGCTGAGTATTTAGGGATAAAATACAAAGAAAACTATGACATTGGAGATTTTCCAAGAATCAAGTGTAATATTGGCAAAGACGAATTTGGAATTGAAACAAAAATATATCACTTACCTACCGATCAGCAGTATGACAACGTAAAAATCGAAAAAGAGGGAGAATGTTTTGCATTTACTGTTGCAGAAGCCGAGCAAAAAGGTTTCCGGCATGCATATAGATGGAACAGTTAA